AACAGTAATAACCTTTCAGTAGCTGGAACTATAACAGTTAATAGTGTAGCAGGAGGGGACGCTGAAATAGACATAGGAGACGTTGTAGCAGATTGTGCAAAGATAGCTGTTGAAAGTGGAGATACCATAACAGCAGCGCATAGTAGTAATGCCCTTACAGTAGATGGTAATGGTATAGGCACCGGTAGAAGTATAGATTTTACTGGAATTATATCAGGTACATTGGATATAATATGTACACATCCTAATACAACTGAGGCAGACCTCTCAGCTTCTTCAGGAGTTATAAATCATTTGACATTAAATCACGCAAGTTTAGTTATGAAGATGAACTCTTCTGCTACACTTGGAAAACTTACAATAACGGCAGGAGAATTTAGTACAGTAGATAGTAGTGGTAATTCTAAAGACCTTACAGTAACAGGAGAAGTAAGTATAGCAGGAACACTTACAGGTAATGCTTCAGCTATTACTATAGGAAAAATGCTTGAGATAACAAACGGAGGAACATATAATGAAACAAGTGGAACTACGTTAATATCAGGTCAACCAGATGGAGATTATGTTCTTAGAAATCACGATGGAGGAACATATACTAAACACACTACAGGTATCTTAAAAATTGCACGTACATCAGCAGCAGGAACTAAATATGCTAAATTTGGTGAAGATGTTTATAATGATTTAATATTAGAAAATACATCCAGTTCTTCAGCAGTAGCAATAGTTGGTGTTATGAACTTAGCAGGAGATTTAACTGTTGTAGAGGGAGAATTAAGAAGTTACGGAGGCACTGGAGCAATAGATGTTGATGGTCATGTTTCAATAGAATCAGGTGGTAAATTTTCAACAGAAACTTCACAATTAGCAGCAGGTGGAGTTAATGCAGATTTTGGAAGTCTTACAATAGCAAGTGGAGGAGAATACTCTGCAACACCGTTAACTACTACACTTACTGGTAAGAACGGTTCTAATTATATGCTACAAAATAGTGGGACATTTACACACAACAAAGGCACAGTAAGATTTGAAGCAGATACAAGTTCAGGAACTTGGTATGCTACTAGTGCTTCAAATGTAGAAGCCAATTCTATTAAATTTTATAATCTTGAAACAGTAAGAACAGGCTCCGCAGGTTCATACAGATTTTTTGTAGGTGGTAATAGTTTCTATTTAGTAGTTTTAAATAATTTAACTATTGGAGTAAACACTTCAATTTATTCAAGTAATGGCACAAGTATATTGAGACATTATGGACCGTGTTTTAATATTGAGGGTGCAGCAGCTTTTGATAATGTAAAAGATGTTGAATGTGGATTTATCACAATAGGAAGTGCAGGAGAGTTAGAATTTAATGACGGCGACCAAACAATTAATTGCACAGGAATAAGAAATTTAAGAGGAGCAGCGGGGATATCAGCATGAGTAGTACAATAAACATAGTAGGCACGGGCGGAATAATAGAAGGAGACTTCGATGATGCAAACGTTAATGTAAATCTTGACGCTGCTTATAATTTTGTTGGGTCTGATGATGAGCATATTACTATTGCCGATAATTCTGCATTAGATTTAGGTGCTGGTGATATGACACTTTCCTGTTGGACAAATGCAATATATACAAATCAGGGCAGTAGTTATAATGCATTAATAACTAAAGGAGCTGCTGGCACTTCAGATACAGCTTATGGATTATCATTAGAAGGAAATGGAGTAGTTAGATTTAAAGCAGGTGCCAATCAAGTTTTATCAACTTCTTCAGGCGCATACGCAAATGACGGTTCTTTTGCACATATAGCAGGAGTAAAAAATGGAACTACATTTAAAATATATATTAATGGTGTAGAAGCAGCCAGTGCAACAAAATCAGACGTAGATACAGATAATAACGATGCACTAATACTTGCAGGAGACACAGGTGCAGTAAGGCATATAACTGGTAAACTTGGTGATGTGCGTATTTATAATACTGCGTTGAGTGCAAGTAATATTCAAGTCCTTGCTTCAAAAATAAATGTAAATCAAACACTAGGAGCAGGAACAACTAATCTTGTTGGGCGTTGGCCGATTATTGGAACTTCTATAGACATTACAGACAATTCAAGCAATTCAAATAACGGAACTGCTGTAAATTCACCAACAACAGTTTACGATGCCTTTAGTGTAAATGTTCAGGACAACAGCACAACGACAGATGGGACGTTTACAGTAACACAAGGAAAGGTAGAGGGTTTGTCACTTACTTGTGTAGATTTAGATGGAACTAATGATTACATAACTTTCCCTTCTTCAGCTTCAGTAGGTGCTATTGGAGCTGCTGATTATACTATTGCTGGATGGTTCAATACAGATTCGTCAAACCAACAAGTTTATTTTACTACTGGACCTAATGCTGCCAACGGAGGTTCAAATGATAATCTATTTATTAGCATAGACCCCGGAGGAAACTATTTGGGATTAGGTTCCGCAGTTGCGTGGAAACATCAAGCAACTACTACTATAACACAAAATGTATGGCATCAATTTATTTTAACACGGGTTGGAACTGTAAGTAAATGGTATTTGGATGGAGTTTTAGTTGGAACAGGTACAGATTCGACAACTTGGACAGCAAGTACATTAGGTTATTTAGGACAGAATGGTGGTGGTACTCAAGATTTTAATGGAGAAATGAGAGACGTCCGTATATATGATTACGGGCTTTCTGAAGACCAAGCAGCTTCTCTTTATGCTGGAAATTATAATGTAACTCCTGACCATTGGTGGAAGATAGACGATGCAACACAAACTGCAACAGCCACAATAGAAGATTATGGTACTGGAACGGACGCAGATGGGACTGGAGTAAGTCTTGGTACTTGGGTGAACGGCACTCTTGACCTTGACGGAACACTTACGATAGCAGCTAACGGAACTTTGTCAGCACCAAGAGGTAATTTAACGTTAGCAAGTTTCTTTGGAAATTCAGGTACTTATACACATAATAATGGAACTGTTGTAACAGATGGTGCAAGTACTTGGGTAAATTCTGCTGCGTCAGTAGACCCTGTTTTTTACAACCTTCAACAATCGTCAGGTCAATTAAGATTTTACAATGATATAACTATAGAAAGACAATTACAATTAGATGCAGGAGCTACTCATTTTTACATTTGGGCAAACAGAACATTAACAATGGGTTCTACAACAAGCCCTGAAGCAAATTATCCTAAACTTATTAACAATATGAATACTGGAGATAAACAATTTTGGTTTTACGCAGGAGATGGACAAACAACTACACTACAAGGTGTAAGCGAATTGTATCCAATTATATTTACTAACACTAATGGAAGTAGCATTGAATGGGGATATCACGCTAATGGAGTAGCACAGATTAAGAATATAGATTTTCAATTCGGTATAACAACAGATACTCCTACTACAAACAATATAAAACTTACAGGAGATTGTGAGTTTGATGCCGTAACAGTAAGTAGTGGAGATACTTTAGATTTGAATGGACAGAGGGCTGAGTTCGGTGGTAATTTCGAGTTAACTGGAGGAGGTACGCCGGGCGTACTTGATTGGGCAAGTTCTATGTTTATTTGTAAAGGAACTATAAATTTAAACGGTCGATTTCCAACTTCTGATGCTAACACTATAATTATACACGACCCAACATCGGCTTCTGAAAAAGCAGTAACTTCTATGTATAGTAACGGCACATTTTTCAATCAAAACAATGAAACTGAAATAACAGGATATGGTTGGACTTCAGGAACGCCAGATTATGTGTTAGAAAAAGTGTTTGTAGGCGGTACTTTAGATTGTCAACAACATTTACAAGCAGGTGATATACAAACAGCAACAGGTGGGGACTTAAGAGGTGTTGACAGAACAATTACTTGTGAAGGAGATTTTACTACCAGTGGTGGTCTGCTTGGCACAAGTTGTCTTACACTAAACGGTTCTGATGAGTTTGCAGCACAGACCTCTGCAACTACTTGGGGAATCAATAATGCTTATACTATAGAAATGTGGTTAAAAACAAGCACAGATTCTGATATGGTTTTGTTTGATATGGACAATGGTTCAGACAATGCCAATAGAATTGTATTAGCTTGTAATGCATCTACTAATGAAATAAAGTTAAGTGCTTTTGCTAGTAACGGAACTGAAACTGGATTATTTACAGGTAATGTTTTTGGTCAAGATTTTCACGATGGTAAGTGGCATCACTTAGCAGTTACAAATAGTGGTTCAGAAATCAAGATATATGCTGATGGTAAATTAAACAAGCAGTTAACAGCTACAGTTAGTAGAAGTTCAGACCCAAGTATGAGATTATTTATTGGTAAAAAGAAGAATGATTCTGAGTTTTTTAATGGAGAGATAGAAGAAGTTAGAATATTTACTGATGTAAGAACAGAGGCAGAAATAAGGGCAGATATGTTTCAAGGTGGAACATTAGCAAACTCAGGTAATTTATCTGCAAGGTATTCGTTTGATGAGGGTTCTGGAACGGCAGTAGATAATTCACAAGGAACTGATGGAAGAGATTTAGTAGCTTCTGGGACAGGAGTATGGGCAGGAGCAGGAACATTTACCTATGGTACTTCCACAGTAGATTTAACAGGAACAGGTGATTTGAGTTATGAAGGTAATACAAGCTTTTATAATTTAAAATGTGCTGCTTCTACGAAAACTACTACAGTAAATAGACGTTCTTCAGGTGCTATTCAGATTCGCAATAATTTATATCATGGGGGAGGTACATTGGATAGAAGTGGTAGTGTAACCTATTCTTTCATGGCTAGTGCTAGTGCCCCCCTTTCGGGTGCAACTTCTCCTATAGTTATGGATAAATGTTATGTAGTTTATTGGAGTTCAACAGGTGTAGTACCTGCCTCTACGTGGGAATATTTTATTAGCGATGTATCTCCCGTTACTCTCGGAGCGGATGTGACTTCTAATAATTATTTTAATACGAGTACTTATGAAACAGCTCTTGCAGGGAATACATTAACAGTTAATGAGATGAAATTTGGAAACAGCGCTAATGCTCATTTAAATATAGGAAGTGGTTCATTGGTATTAGCTAATGTTTTAGGGCTCAGTACAAGTTATGCTGGTAATCAATTATCGGCAGGTCCGGGTTGTACAATTAGCGGAACTAACGCAGCAACTACTTTTAAATCTCAGAACGACTGGAATGTTGTAGGTAATGTAGAAAACTTAAATGTTACTAACGAAGAACTTAAAGTAACTGGGTTAGTTACAAACTGTACTGGTGATATACATCAATATTTCCCAACAATTGACCACGACCAACAAATAGATGCAGATACTGCTGACGACAGAGATATACAATTACATGGTGATAAATTAGATAGAGATACGGAGTTGATTAACTCATAAGGAAAGGTTTATATATGGATACAACAGATAAAGAACTATTGATTCGCATAGACGAACGCGTCAACACCATTTTTAACAGGATGGAAAAATTTGAAACACTCTTTACGAATCACTTAGCTCATCATGAAATGTGGGAAGAAGACATCAAAAGACAAGTAAGATGGTTAGTTGGTTTCGCCCTTTCCGCAGCTACTGGTGTAGGCGCATGGGGGATGATGTAGATGGTATATAAAAAGAAAACTAAGAAACAAACAAAAAGGAGAAAGAAATAATGGTAGATGTAGCATGGAACGTAGGTTTTCGTAACAGAGTTCGACTTTTAGCTGGTATAGAACAAGAGGAATTGGATAATGATTCTTTAGATTTATTAATGGATATATCGGCTGAGTGGTATTACGAACAAATGGGAGTAGCATTTACTTTAGATGCAAATGATACAGACAATAATGCTGTTATGTATTATTCATGTTATTTAGCTTCTATTGCACAAAACGGAATGGGTATAGAGAGAATTCAAGTTGGAGATTTAGCAGTTTATTATGAAGGAGATGCCTTTATACATTTCAAAGAACTAGCAGAACAACAACTTGTTATGAAAAATGCCCTTAGCATCAAGACTACAACATACAATGCAGACCCATACCTCGGAGAGGTCAACTGGGATGAAAACGTTACAGGCGTTAACTCTACTAAAGATATGTATCCAAGGCCAAGAGGGACTGGAGGCGAATAATGCCGGGTCTTATTGGTTCACAAGGCGTCCGACCCGGTGCTTTGAATATGAATCGAGTGTTTCGTGCACTACGATATAGAACCGAACAAGCCCAAAAAGTAACTTATCACAGACCAGCTATATACAAAACAGATGCTTATGGAGTACCTTCTGGAACTATAGGTTCTAATGAACTTTTAATACCTGATTTGCCTGCAATTATAAGACCTGCCGTTACAGCAGACTATCAACAACAGAGACAAGGAAGTAACATTATTGGAGCTGCTAGGATATACACCCCAAACATAACAACTATCAAAAAATATGATAATTTTAATCAAAATAATAATGGTGATTTTAATGAAATTGAAGGTTGGGATAGACTAATTACAAATTATAGAACAGTATATAGTGTTTTTACTAGTGGGAATAGTAATCCTAATCCGGAATGGGTAAATACAGGTGGTAATACACCTATTTCAGATGGAGAATCTATACTAGTTAGCGGTAATTCTACCGCAGTAACTTACACTACTACTGGTAATAAAAATGTACTAGAAGCAGACCGTCTTCGCTTCAAAATTAAAACTAACGATAATAATGTAGCACTTACATCAGTAGTAATAACTAATACTAACGGAGCACAAACATTAACTTATACTCCTGCGGCTTTAACGCTTACCCAAAATACATGGTTAACTGTAGATTTACCATTTTTATCAGGTACAACATCGACTAGCGTATACCAAGGAGGTACACGTTACGCAACTACAGTAGCAGGAACTTATGATTATGAAAAAGATTTAGCATCTATTAAATTTAACTACACAGGACCAGCAACTAATGCAGACATAATATATTTAAAAGAAGTTGAGTTTTATAAATCAGTATCATGGCACGTACATTCCTTAAAAGACATGACTGATGGGTATATAATTTTTGATTGCGTAAGAACTCAAGGACGCAATGATTCTAGGAGGAGGGCTTACGACGAATAATGCCAACTAATCCACCAGACCATCTAAATAATATAGAACGAGCTCTAATAGACAAGCTCCGTTTAGGCACCTACAATACTGTAGGGGGCACAGACACAGCATGGGCTGACACAGACGTCACAGTTTATGGTCAATTCCCAACTACAGACGATGTTAGCTATCCTTGTTTAATTGTAGAAATGGTCGCAAATGGGATAGAAACTCAGTTTATGGGACAGAACATTACTAAGAATGATGGAACTGCGGCAAAAGGGGAGCTCTATGGTATAGGCTTTAATATATATATCATGGTAGATAGAGCAAGCTCTATAGATATTACCAATACTATAGCAGGGCCTAGTAATGTAACTCAGCCCTATAAAGAGAGAAGGTTGCTTAATTATCTCATGCTTAATGGAGCTAATGTGCTTATGGACCTTGATTTTGCTGATATTGTAAAGGGTGCCGCTGGTACGCCTGCTGCAACTGAGGTTGATGAACGTCACTTCAGTGGTTTTAGAAACATTGGTTATGACCCTGCATTGGAATTGTGGACTAGTCAAGCTTCGATGGTAGTAACGTTCAAGAATAGTAGATAGTATGGCTCAAGTTACTTGGGCAACTCAGTTCCAAAAACAAGATGTAATGAGAACCATTACGGTTGGATTCCAACCATATATGCCGTTTTCACAACAGTACGCTATGTCGCTACGCCCAGAAGCAGAACCCGGTTATTTTGAACTTACACCCCAGCCTGAAGGAGATGAAATGCTTCCTACAACAGGAAAGGGTAAAGAGTATAGTTTTGAAACTCGTATGAAAACTTATATGGGAAAGGGTGAAGAAGGACTAGCTTATATGAGTCGATATCATAGCCCAGATAGAGCAACTCAAGTTGCTAATGCACCTCCACAAGGTGCGGCTACAGCTACCTCTACAGCAGCAAAACAACTTGCTAATATGTTTAAGAGTAGGATGGATGTACGAGCAACTCCCAAGGGAATGAGTAGAGATGTGGGTGAGTTAACTTTAGGTAAGCTTACAAGAATGTTAGATAAAGAATTAAAAATGTCTAGGACGCAGGACCAAATAGACCGAGGCCCTAAAAGAGGTGGTAAATTCTGGGGTAATGATTTTGACATTCAACTAGAAAGAACAGGAGGGACATTTAGAGAGTTTTTAAATACCAAAATAGGTAAAAAAGATATGGAAGGTGTACATTCTTTGGAAATGACGCGTGCCGCTGGTAACTCAACTACTTCAAAACTTTTAAGTATGAGTCAAAAAGAGATGAACGATAGAAGTGAAAAGGGTACTGAGGCTAAATTTAAAGCTCATGTGAAAGATAAATTAACAGTACTTAACGAAACAATAAAAGATGTTGTTTTGAAGATGAGTAAGGAGGAAAGAGAATTATATAATAAAACTGAGGCAACTATGCTTGGAAAAGGTGCAGGAACTGCTGGGTCAGGGATGTTAGCAGCTAGAGCTTTGGTTACAGCAGGTAGTGATGTACTTTTAAATAGAACCTTGAGAGATTTTATAGGTAAAGTTAGTCGTTCTGCTTTAATTAACGAATTAAATGGGTTAACAGGATTAGCTAAACATCTGTACCAAGTAAGGTTGGGTAAAAAAATGTTAGGTTTTGCGATGATATCAGCTAAACCTATTACTGTAGGGGAAGTAACTTACCCTAGATTTGACCCAGAGCCTCATATTATAGTTATGGAAGTAGGTGCTGGCGCAAATCATTTAGTTAATGCTTTTGGTGAGTGGGTAGTTGAAAATAAAGGAGTTGATTCTAAGATAATGAGTGGATATATTGCAGATGCTGAGACTTATGCAAGTAGTCAAGCTATACTTACTCAGGACCGTGTAGACCATATGTATGAATCTTCGTCTGTTAATGCTGCTCAAATGGTAATAGACAGCACAGGTATAGCTGTAGGAGAGACTGTACTGAGTAATGTTAGACTGATGCCTATGGATATAGCTGAAAATATAAGACAACAGATGATTTTACATTTTAGAGAAGGAGGAGCGTCGAAAAGATTTGCTCAATGGTATCAACGTTTGTTTGACAAAAGTAACTTATTAACACGAAGTTGGTACAATAGCATCAGTATGGTGGGTAAACGAGGAGGTAGCTTCTCAGAAGAATGGACATATGGGGATGACAAAGGAAATCCCAACAAAAGATTCTTGGGTGTTTGGAGTAAAGCATCACAAGATACGTGGAAAAATGACGTTGGAAGAAATGTATCTATTTCTCCATTTATTATATCTAGACGTAAAGGCGTCGCTGCTTTCAGAACTGGTGGTGATTATGGTAAGGATTAAGCAAAAGCTTTATATAGTAAGCCGAGCTAATTTAAAGGTAACGAGTGGAATGCAAAGTACCGAAGGTCTAGACAACAAAAAATAAAGGTGAATAAAATGGTATATACCCACAATAAAAACGAAAAAGGAGGTGAATTCTAATGGCTTACTTTTTAGGCAGAGACGTAAACGTCTATATAACTACAGAAACTGGAGTTACTAATAAAGCAATCGGTGCAACCGGTTCAGCAGCATCCGACGCAACGTTGGTAGCTGGAGCTCCTTCAGGTATAGTAAATCTATTTGCAGATGATATGAACAGTGGAGCAGCAATAGCTGGTTATACTGCTTACGCAGATATTACTGGTGTTGAAGTTGCTTTAGGAACCATGGATGAAGACACTTCTTTTATAGGACAAGTACAACCGGGTAAGGTTGAGATTAAGAAGGAATACACAGTATCCTTAACACGAAAGAAGAAAAATAATCTTTGGGACATTATCTTTAATGGTGATGGAACAAATACTGGTAGATTTGGATTAGGTAACGGAACCTCTGGTTTAGGTACCGGTAAAGTAAATCCTAAATCTATAGTAGACAGTAGTGTTACAACTGCATCATGTTATGGCTACAGAGTACACTTACAATTTAAAACTGGTTCAGCAGGAAGTCAAGCTAACGAAGAGATGATATGTATGACAAACTGTTGTATTACAGGTTACACAACTACGCTTAACGCTGATGGCGTTCAAGAAGAGACACTAGAGTTTACATCATATCAACCAGCTAGATATCCACAACAAGCTGATGAGATATATGTAACACTAACACCAACAGCGGGGTTCTAAGCATGGTTTTTTACTTAGGAAAAGATGTCTCAGTTTACTTATCAACTGAGAATGAAGATATAGGAGTTTCTCCAGCAACAGGAAGTACAAGTGTAGTTAATACATCTACAGCAACATTTGCTGTAAAACTTCAAAACACAGGTTCTGCTGTAACTGAGACTGAACAAACAGACTTAACAGCAGTCGATTTGAGTATTGGAGCTTTGGATGAAGACATTACATACTTCGGTATGAGAACAGCATTAAAGGCAGAAATTAAAAAGGAAACTACTTTAACACTAACTCGTAAAAAGAGTGACCCTTTATATGAATATGTTTTTGACAAATTAAGGTATGGATTAACAGGTACGACTACTGACGATACATCTATCAACGATGGTCTATCTGAACCTACTGTAGAATACGGATACCGTGCTTACGTGCACTTGTCTGGTACTTCAGAGGTTATGACAATACCTAACTGTGTAGTATCAGCACATACTGTTAGCTTAAATGCCGACGGTACAACTGAAGAAACACTCGAATTAACATCTATGGTTACACCTGTTATCAGTGGTGCAAACTACGTAGCAGCTACAGACCCAGCTAACTTATAGATAATATAATTTAATATGAGGGGGGCTTGAGCCCCCTTCAGGAGATAAATAATGACAGAAAAGAAAATTTGGTCTATGGACGAATTAGTCGCACTCACTGATGAAGTGCAAAAAGAAGAGGTAGAATTTAGAGGAAAGGTAGTGGAGTTTCAATTTTGTGAATTAACAGAAAAAGAAGAACCAAAATTTACTGGAATATCTGAAGAACTACCAGAAGAAGAAAAAATGGCAATGTTTCAAGAAATTGGCTCTAATAGAGTTATAAAAATGTTACAGAAAGCTAATGAAAAGGCCCCAGATGGACCTGTTATAACAGAAGAACAATGGGCGCTTTTACCAACCACCTTAAGATATAACATCACCAACAAAATATTAGGCGCAGAGGACGACGCAAAAGAAAATTTTCGCGACTGATGCTAGAATCGCCTGATGCGGTGTTATTATATATACCATTAATGAAAGAAATTGGTATGAGTTGGAACGAAATTAAAGGCACACCTCGAAGAGAATTGGATGGTTTGTTAGCTGCATGCTACGAATACAAAGCATTACATTCAATGGACGGGTATACTGAAAAACAAGTGTCTGAAATGGCAAAAGAAAACCCTCAAGTACGCTCTCAGTACATCAAGTACTTAGAGAAAAAACGTAAATTTGAGGATAAAATAGGAAAGAAACGCATACAAAGCTTTAAAGGAGTATAATGGGTTTTGCAGGACAAGTATTCGCAGCGCGTGTCGCTATAGGTTTGGCTGTTCCGAGTCGAAAGGCTCTTCAACAAACAGGTGGAATACTTGCTACTGGTATTAAAAACATACATCAACGTATAAAACAACAAGCTATGGCATCTAATTTAGATAGTGTTCATAGAGAAAAATTAAGAAAGTTAAATACGATGACTACTACTTCTGCTGCAAGAACAGCAAATTTACTTAGGGTGCGTTTAGAACAGAATTTAAAACAACTTAACCAACAAACAAACAATTCAATCCGAAAATCTTTTAAAAATGTAGAACAAAATTATGCTAGATTGAGGGCTAAATTATCTAAACCTCTTCGTCAACAACTTTTTGCTGGAACTGCTGGTTTAACTGGTATGAAGGCAGCTCAACAAATGGCTAGAAATATGGCTGCAATGTCTAAAAAAGACCGTGCAGACGCTATAGCTGGTCAAAGGCGTATTGTTAACCTGATGCAGGAAGAGTTAAACCGCAAAAGAAGACTTTTAGAAACCTCTAAACAGAAAACTAAAAAAGAAAAAGAAGCTTATCGCGAACTTGTAAAGACTGTAAAAGCTGAAGATAAGGCTCTAACTAAAGAAAAACAAAGGTTAAAGGTTCTTAAAGAAATTGAAGGCGAGGTGTCAGAAATAACACAAGAGATGAAAGAACAAGATGCCGTAAGTACTGATATGGGTGAGACAATATCTGGCGCAGCTACTACTTTGAAAGATAATTTTATGGATGCTTTACGTAACTCAGTAGCACTTTTAGCTGCTTTTGGTTATAAATTACAACAAAGCACAAGTGATTTAGTTGAGTTCGAAAGAGAGCTACTTAATGCTAACTCTGTGTTTAATTTAACTAACGATTCTTTATTTAACGTCGGTAACGAGATTATCAAATTCGGTAACGAATTCGGTATTGCCACTCAAAACGGCGCTACTGGGCTCTATCAGCTCGCTTCAGCAGGTTTAAGTGCTGCTGATTCTATGAAAGTATTACCTGAAACTTTAAAATTATCCATGGCTGTACAAGGAGACCACAATACTATCTCAAAACTTACAGCTCAAACATTGTTTGGTTTTGGTATGAATATGAACCAAGCAGCAGAAGTGACTGATAAATTCGCTTTTGCTATTCAGAAGTCTCTTATTGAGTATCAAGATTTATCAAGCGCTGTTAAGTTTGCTCTACCTTTCTTTACCTCTACAGGGCAATCTATAGACCAATTGTTAGGGGCTTTACAGATATTGACTAATAGAGCTTTAGAGGCTGGTATTGCAGGTAGGGGTCTTAGACAAGCATTGGCTGAATTTGCTGAGAGTGCTATGGATGCTGAAGTAGGATTCCGTAAGATGGGTGTTGAAATATTAAACGCCGAAGGAGAGATGAAACAATTAACTGAGATAGCTGCTCAGTTTGCTGCCGCAGTTGGACCTGAGACTGCTTCGAATACAGAATTATTAACTACTTTAATACAAGACTTGAATGTGCGTGGTGCTACGGCATTTATTCACTTAGTTCAAGCTTCTGATGAATTTACTGAAGCAGTTCAAAATACTGCTAATGCTGGTGGGCAATTAGATGAAATGGTTCGAATACAGAATCAATCATTGTCTGCTCAAATTCAAATTTTAAAAACAAATATATTTTCTATTTTTGCATTGAGAGATGCTTCTTATGAGGGAACTGAATTTATTAACGCTTTCCATGAGTCTGTAGTTAATATGGTACAAGGATTGAAAGATTTAATAGTTGTGGAAGAAGATGGTATACAAAAATTAACAGAATTTGGTCAATCAATTCAAGATGCTGCGATTGTATTTATTGAAAATTTTGATGAAATTTTACACAACGTGATAGAAACTTTACAAGGTTTAGCAGAAGAAGGTAAAATGATTACAAATGTTTTCGAATTATTGTATTTACCTCTAAAGCTTATAACAGATGTGATGAGTATATTACCAGCGGGTTGGTTAGAAATGATAGTTTATTTCAAGATGTTTAATTCTGTGATACCACTTACAACACTGGCTTGGTGGTCTTTATCTAGAGCAATAGCCGCAGCAACTGCTTCACAAATTGCCTACAATGCAGCTTCTCTGGGGGGCGGTATGGGTGGTGCTGGGTTAAGTGCTGGTGCTCAAATGAGTGCAGCCTATGCAGCTCAAAAGGGTACAAAAGGTGCTCTTGGTTGGAATGCGTTCCAAAAGGCTAATAAAGGAAAATTTGTAACAGCAGCTCCAGCGGCTGCTAGAGCAGCACCTTGGTTAGGTAGAGCAGCACTGGGTATGACTGGTGTTGGTCTTCTTGCTCTAGGAGCTAGTGTAGCAATACCATGGTATCTGAAAAAGAGAAACGAAGGAAAGGCTGGTGGAGGATATTTAACTCCAATGGCTCAAGGAGGATTCCCATCTGGTGGTGCTCCATACCTTGTAGGAGAGCAAGGACCTGAGTTATTTGTACCAGAGGCAGCAGGACAACTTTTAAATAATGGCGCAACCCAGAATAATATGGGCAGTGGTATGAAGCTTAACAATGTTACAATAGGAATAGACTCTTTCGGAGGATTGGTATAATGCCTTCAACTAATTTAAAAGTTAAACCAAATAGATTTTATGTAGAACAACCTATCACCGTTGGTCAAACACTTTTTGATGGGCATGGGGATTTTTCTAATAAAAAAGATACCTTTTATAATGTAAGAAGTGGTAATAATTCTAATTATATAGTGTTGTCTGGTAGTGTAGATTCAAGCGACCATATAGCACGAGGTAAATATTCACTAATGGATGGGTATATGAGAACATATACTTCATCAATGAATTTAGATGATAGTGATGGTTCAATTCCTACGTTACAATTATTTGCTTTACATAACCATTATGACATTAGTGAAGGAGGTATGAATTTTGCTCGTACAACAATAGCAGGTACAATAACAGCTACTTCGGGTTCAGCTACTATTACTGGAGTAGGAACTGATTTTGATGGTACAACTGGTGATTTTAAAGAATATTTCTATTATGGTACATATCAAGGTGGCGCTAAGGTATGGATAGGTCCAGTAGGTTCTAGAGAACAATATGAAGTACTTAGCATAGCAAGCGACACTTCTCTAACACTAACGTCTAATTATACTGGAACTACTACTAGCACTACGCAATTACAAAAAGACGACATAATGGGAGCTGATGTCACTAGTTTTGTAAGTTCATATACACAACCTTCTTTAAATTTTGAAGAAAATTTTGATGGTTTAGATGCGAAACTTTCTTCAGTAACTGAATACCGAAGAGAAGGAGCTAATGCTGTTGTTAAAAATGGAAATCCTTTTGTTAATTGTGCTGATGAAGAATGGTGGTATTTTGTAAAGGCAGATGCCAGTCGCAAATATATGGCACCTGTAGGTCAAAAGAAAGTTAAACAGTTAATGGAAGACCATGCGTGGTATCCTGCTGCGGCTATGAATACATATGAAGCTAGGGCGGAAGCTGGTGGTGGAGGTACTTACACGAGTGCGGCTGTCTCAACTTACGGAACGCCAATTTCAAGGCAAATGAACAATCCAAATGCTCCGGGAGTATTGTCTGACGGTGACCTGCTTATAAATTCATATACTAGGGAAGGTGCTGCTGCAAGAGGATTTGGTGCTGGAAGGATGTATCTTTCAAAATTGGAAGACACTTATTATCGAATATTAAAACATGATGGAAGTTTCACTGGGTATGGTATATCACTTTCTGAGGATAGAGTGAGAAGAGTTATAAAATTTGACAGTCAGCAAGCGTTTAATCCCGACCCTGAAAATACAGTAAATACAACAAACAATAATACTATTTTTGATAAACTTTACACTTCCTTTAGTTTTGAAAACCCATTTACCGCAACAACAGAAGTACCTATTGTAAATTCTACTATTGAATTACAATCAGACGTTGTTAAAAGTGGAGCTAACGCAGCCCGTATATACCATCTGTGGGATTACTCACCTGATAATGAAGATGTACAAAAATATTTAGGTAGAGATAATTCTTTAAATTCTCAAACAGCTTATATGGCTAAATATAATTTACCATATCCAATAACTCAAGATATGTCTTTAGATAGGCTTGGAGATAGACGCACTTATTTACCTTATGTAAGTATGGATATGAACATAAGCAAATTACAACCAAGTGTATTATACAATTTACAAGATTATGCAGGAGGAAGTACTTCTATTACTGGTAATATGATTAACGACCCCAGCGTTCTTTATAGTGGTAGTGATTTTCAAGCTGCTAATTGGGGTAATGGTTCTACCACTAGAAAAAAGGCTATGACATTCTTACGTAGTGTGGTAGTTACTTTTTCAAATTATAAACCATTAGATTCTCATACTTGTCTTGAGGACTTTTTACAATATGGTTTTGATAATGCTTATGGAACTTCACAAAATAGAGAATCTATTGTTGGAGGAGTTACATTCAATAGGTTAGGTATGGATGGTGCAGATATAGAAAATGAGTTTATCTATGCTCAAGCTTTACCTATTGTCAAAGAAGATAGTACTCTGTCATATAATGAACAATGGTATAATTCCCTCACCAATAGAGGATTTGGGTTAGCTAAAATTGTAAGCGGGTCAGGAGCAGGAAAAATGCAGCAAATGATAATGAAACCCGCAAATATTAATAACACTATAACAGCTACTAACTCAGATACTCCTAGGGTAGTTAAAATACCTATGAATCAATTTTTCAATATGAAGTTTTATATCGATAGTGAAGCTAGACAAGGTACAACTATAAATTCAAGAAATCCTTATTCAGGTTTTCCTGCATCTAGTAATGGTGTAACTATGCGATGTGTTTTTGAAACAGACACTGTTTCTGAAGATTCAGATAGTCAAGATTTGTATACTGATATGCCTTATCTCGATGTAAATTTCAGTGTTTCCGGAGGTAATGCAAATTCCGGAGCTAGTACTGGAGGTACTACACCCTCTTTTGGTATGGGTGATTATTTTTTAGATACTCATGATGTGACTGCCATGTACCCTAAACATATGATTATATGGGTACAAAATTATAGGTTTGTTTCAAGTACTGAAACAGAGTTTGCTTATGGTGATAACCAAATTTTAGATACTGCTGATGGTGCAGCTATAGAAGCTGAAGTGTATATAGACGACATAAAAGGAGTAGATTTCTATAAGGATTTAAATAATTTAACTGTTAAAGATAATACTCCTTCTACACTAATATTTCCACAAGGTGAAACTGTCGATTCTCCACTTAGGTATTTAGAAAACGGTTCTATAGATTTAACTTCGTTTAATGCAGGAACAACTTCAGCTAGTGTTAACGCCAATACCACCATACAAAATTATTCACCTGCTACATATTGGAGTATTGGACTTGATAGTAAATTAGATTTACCAGTTAGTGGTTCTTCGACTGCACGTCGGGGTTATTTTTTAATAAGTGATTTTTACTCCGCTGCTGCTGAACAAGTTGATACTATTGTACCAGATTTGTATAGTGGTGCTACTCTCAGTTTAGTTGATAGTACACAGGTAGGTGGTGGCAGACCAAATAGATTGGGATATGAACTTTTTGGTTCTCCTTATGCTAGTGGTACAGTGGGTTCATTTTATTATGACCCTGCTGTAGGTAATAATCAATATCCTGTCACAGGTGGTAAAGATGTAACAACAAAGATATGTATGGGAACTGGTTCACAAAATAATTTTATGTCTACTGATGGATTAACACAAAAAGGATTTATACAAGTTAATATATCAGATTCAGGAAGTACTACTGCTATAACTGATGTTACACAGGATGACCCTGCTGTAGTAACTGCCAATTCACATGGTTTTAGTAATGGTGATAAGGTGGGTATAGTTGATGTAGTTGGAATGACGGAATTAAATGGAAATACATATATTGTCGCAAATAAAACAGCAAATACATTTGAATTAACTGGAGTAGATTCATCTGGTTATTCTGCTTATACTTCTGGAGGAATTGTAAGTTTAACTTGGGATAATTATTACCAAAACTGGGGTCAAAAAGAAAACATATTATGTTCTACTAAAGTTGTAGATGTACCTCAGGGTGGTAACGATTTAGCAACAAATCAACTCCGTTTAAGTGATACAACTGTAATTAACCCCTACAATAAAAACGAACAATATATTTTATTTTCTTATGGATTTACGTATTCTGCTGCTAATTATAAGATATTAACATTACAAGGTGGTAAAGCTGGTATAGGTGATGATGGTTTGGTTACTTTCAATGAAAATGTCACTACTGGAACTTCTGGACAACCTATAGGTCAAGAAACTCAACTTTCATACTTATATTTATCTCCTTATAAATATTGGATTAATCTAAATGTTAAAGGAGACCAGAATTATAAACCACGTGCCTATTCAGGAGTTGCCCTAGTTAATAATAACATGTCAGGAACTAGCACTTCACCATCAACTATAACTGGAACTACTTACAATGAGGCTACCTATACATGGAAAAATGGTTTAGTACAAACAAGGGGTAAATCTGCTACATCAGATAATGAGTGGAATTTTTTATTAGACCCTGAAGGTGGTACCGCTATAACTCTTAATAAAGATTGGGGTTATGGGATGTATGATACTGAGACTAAAAAAGGTGGTTATATAAGTTATTTAAGTCCTACGTTAGATTCTTACAATTACATGTCTATTGGAACCTTAATAACTGATGCAACTGTACAGGAAAATGGTAGTTTTAATTTAATGCTACGCCAACTACCAAGTGGTTATACTACCGAAATTAAACTTATAGGTGATGAATATGATTCTACAAATAAAGACCAGTATAAACCAACTTTTATATTTGAATATGGTGACGCCCCACCTTTTATTAATAATTTTAATGTTAAACCTGCTGTTGATTTATTAGAAAAAGATGTTAATTTATATGAACTAACTACTGAAAATTTAAATGCAGTTAAATTCAATTGGAGTATAGGTGATGATGATATATGGTATAAAATGATACATATAGATAAAGATGGATACATAGAAAATAAATATCAACATGCTAAATTATGGATTCCTTGTAATGAAGAACCACCAAATCTAACTACAGCCCCTGCTATTAATTGGTATAATAAAATAGATAATACTAGTGGTACTGCTACTGTGGGTGCTAACGTTAGAAGCTTTATTGATGGTATACAAGGTTATTCTCCACAAATAAGTGGTAATGCAGGAGGTACAGCTTCTATTAGAGTACCATACCGAACTCAAAAAACTATAACTGGAATTACAAAGGCTAATCCTGCCGTAGTAACTGCTACTTCGCATGGTTTTAGTAATGGTGATGAAGTAGATATAAGCGGTGTGGTTGGAATGACGCAAGTAAATGGAAATACATATACTGTCGCAAATAAAACAGCAAATACATTTGAATTATCTGGAATAGATTCAACTGGTTATTCTACTTATACTTCTGGAGGAATTGTATATTTAAACAATAGTAATAGTGCCTTTAATGGTTTATCTGAATTTACTTTTGTAGTGCATGTGACTTTTGACGCTAGTGAAAAAGGTAGTAATACGATAATATTAGGTCAAGGACTACCGGGAGCTGGAGTTCTACTAAAGAAAAACGCTAACGATTGTATAATTTTTGAACATGACCATGGTGTAGGTCCTGATTCTTGTACTGGTTCTAAAGTAGTTAATTGTGACGGAAAGACTCCATATGCAATTGCAGTCACTTATAAATACCAGAGTGAAGCAGGTCCAGATGTCCAATTGTTTGTTGATGGTACGTTAGATGCATATATAACAGACGCTCAATCTGCCCCTGACACAACTGACCATTTTGAATTGGGGTGGTATATTGCTACACTTCCTACCGGTTGGAATTATTTCCAAGGAAGGATTGAAGAATTTGTATTATGGGATAAACACTTTATAGTTACTGATAATGATGAATATATTTATAATACCGCAGATTTAACGGATTTAACATCGTCAAAAACAAATACATGGTCTGCAAGAATGTTTGCTTATGACTATCATAACATTAGAGGTAGTACATATAAAGAGGTAGCTTCTAGTAAAAATATTTCATGGAGGACTACGCCAGTATGAGTTTAGTATGGGAAGATAGTAATGACCCTTCTATTAGTAGTGTTAATACGGAAAAAACAGCAACACTTACTTTTGATGATGGAGATGTAAGAGCTATTTATATTGACTGGGGTGATGGTACTAGTAATAAAAAGAAAGAGGCTAATTATCAATGGGTAGAATTGACTGAACCAAAGTCAACTATTAGCGTATCACATACTTATAATAAAGTTGATACGTTTTATCCAGTAATACAAACTGTTAATTCTAAGGGGTTTGTTTCTAGATATTATAGTAGACCAGCTTCAAATACTGACTTAGTTCCATATAGTAGTAACTCAGCTATAGCTGGTGCTCAGATTAATGACATAGCACCTAGTGCAATTATGAAAATTGAAAATACTGAAAATAATTCAGGTATAGATAATTCTATATTGCGTGAACAAGGTGCTAAACAATTGTATATTGCTATAGCTCCTACACTAACTCGAACTGAGTTAACAGGAACTATAAAACAAGTAACACTCTCAGTTGAAGGTGTGACTCATATTAATTCATTAGTACAGAATTCTACTGATGACACAGAAGCTCAGTTTGGTTTAGGTTCTATGTCTAAACTACAAACTTTAGAGTTTGATATAGATTTTACAACCGCAGCTAACCAGTATGGTGTATACGATTTCTATGGCGAAGCAAATAGTAATACAGTAGGTTTATGGTCTCAAGTATTAAAGTTTACCTATGTGAGTTGTAAGGCTACAGGAACCACTGCGGCAGCTGTAGATACTGATTATACTACCAATGAAGTATTTAATAGATTAAAAATATTCTTGGTTACCAAAGCGGCCGATGGTAAATATTATCCTATTTCTTATGTTAGCGCTGGTTCACCGATAAAAATTGCTGATGACAGTACTAGATACAGTACTTTAGATATGGGACAAAGTAGGGCAGCAGCTTCTAATAAAACTATATCTAATTATAGATATGATAGTGGTAAAGGGTGGTTAAGCCCTATTAAGCAATGGGATTTAGAAACCATAGTAGGCACTACTAAGACCTTGGGTTCTGGAACTAAGCAAACTTCTTCTATAGTAACACAACATTACTCTTATTTAATCAATCCTATTGGGTTGAACAATGTAGCAGCACAAGCCTTATTTGGCTCAGGTGGCGCTAACATATATCCTTGGTATAACCCACCCATTGGAGGAGCTACTACTTCAGGTAATCTCAGAGAAGACTCAGTAGGGCTCGATGATTTTGGAAGGTTATATGACCAATATTATTGCACAAGAACTTCTGTGCAGGCTTCTTCTAACTCAGGTAGTTCGATTAATAGTAATCAACCAGAAGTATTTAGAATATCTCCTGCACCAGATTGGTCTACACCACAGAGTATAACTGAAACTCCCGTGAGTGACCATACCTCTGCTATGTTAAATAATGGTAGTGGTAATTCTTTTAAATTAAGTTCTGTTAATGCTGAAACTCAAAAGGATATTAAAAATGCAGACTCTTTAACGCAAGAAGCAGAATATTTATTATTAACGTTTGATAGTAAAACTAATAAAATATTTTTTAATGCTACTAATTATACAAACGGATTACAATCTGGTTTAGATGGTTATACTAACAATAGTGGTTTAAAGGTAGCAGGTGTTGAGTATTTACATATAGATGAAAGTGGTACTAAAAAACAAAATGCTTATTGGAAAAATGTAGACTTTGTTGATACTACAAAAATATATAGAGAAAAAAGAAATACTAGTACTAAAAAATATAATAGTTTCCATACTTCATTTGCTAAATCTGGTTTTATTAGTTTTGATATGCCAAATGATTGGTCTAACACTTCTATTAAAAAGTTATGTGGTGGTCAATACAATACAGCTAGTGGTACATTTGCTAATTGTGTGGCTGCTGGCCAAGATGATGTGCTAGTAACTGGTACTGCTACTAACGTGGCTGGTGTTTCTGGTTATGGTGATGGAATGGTTAAAGTAACTTTGTCTGCTGCTTCAGATAAAACTGCTATGCAAACTATTGGAACTGAGGATGATGTAGGTGCTTATAAGTATGCTTTTATAGTTAAAGCTGGTACTGCTTCTGGTTCTATGTGGTGGATAGCAAGTGGTGGTTCTAATGGTTGGGATGAAGATACAGGTAACGGTATAATATGCCTTCAGGTGGGTAATACTGGTACTTCAGCCAGTAATGCTCAACTAGTGATGCCTGCTGGTACTATTACTGGTAGTGTGAGAAGGATAAATATATATGATGTTGTAGATGGTACTCCGAAAGTATTTCAGGATGGAGGGGCAGGAGGGGGTGCTGGTGGTGCTGGTGCTTCTACTAATTGGAAATTGATGCCTGCTCAAAGTCAATATTATAAGATAGATAGTGGTGGTTCAGCTGCTAACGTATGGTTCCCTAATCAGTATAATTTAAGAAATGCTATATTTACAGGTTCTTCATGGGCAACAAATGATAAATATCTATTAAAAATAACTTTAAGTGGGCAAACAAACGCAGGCACAGTTGACCAACCATGTCCTGAATTATGGAATATATTTGATGCATCTAGCGCAGATACTACTATTATAAAATCCGTAGATGATTCAGCATATAATTTAAACTCGATACCTCTTACGAGTGATATTAGTATGAGACGAAGTGGTGTTTATTATAGGGCTATTACTAGAAAAGGTAAAACTTTTATAGCTAAGACTGGAGTAGGATTAGAACAAGTAGGTTTTAGTAGTAAGGCACTTGGTGATGAAAATAGTTCAACGGCATTTGAAGACCATGGTCCGGGGACTATGTATGGTTATTTACATAAGGTGAGGAAATTACAAGAAGAAGGAGCTCCTATATATTGGGATGAGAAACAAAAAGATGGTACTTTTATTAGGTTATGGGGAGTTATAGCTAACTTAAATGAGACACGTTCTTCAGGTGGTCCAAGAGCTACAATGTCTTATACTTGTAACATGATAGTAAAAGATATTGCCCTACTTGATACTACTGGTAAACTGATGACTGGTAGATTCTCATTGGGAGGGGTAGTTGATGAAAAAGATTATTCCTGAAATTAGGATTGAAGGTAAAGTAGTTCCTTTTACTAGGGGTGCTTATACTTCTACAGGTGGATTAACTGCTGCAACTTTAGAATTTACTATACCACGTACATATGGTGGGTTTAAAAAATTATGGAATAAGGAGGTAACATTTTACCCACATGAGTATGATAACAAACCTTTATTCAGAGGATATATAAAAAGATTAAAAGAAGATTTCAACCAAGTAACTATATATGCTCAGGATGTTATTGGTTATATGGTGTTAGGTGGAGATGAAGAAAAGGCTAAGGTTTCTTTAACTAATGATAGTAATATTGATGGTTTAACTATTGCTAATGCCATTAGAAAAGCTATAAAGTTAGCTAATCTTGATAGTAAAATAAAAACAGATTTTATAGGAGATACAAGTCCTTTAGTTTCTTCATCACAATCTATTATTAGAGGTACTAAGGGTGTAAAAGAAATTATCAAAGAACTACTGGGAAGGGCTGTAGATAACTCAGGAGACATACCTCGTACTAATATAATAAAAGTTTTTGATGATGGTAGTAGTTCTCAGTTGGCTATAGAGTTAGAATCAGATTTAGATACTGCTGAGATTAAACATGTATTTAGTGAGTATGCAAATATTAATAATCTTAGAATAGTAAATAAAAAAATTCCTACTATAATTATAGTAGAAGGAGATGGTGTTGTAGGGAAATTTGAACACGAGAGTGCAATAGAAGCTCTTGATAGAAACTACCTTGAAGTAAAAAATGACAACCTTAAATCACCAGCAGAGTGTAGAGATTTTGCACAGAAAGTATTCAGAGCTAATTTAAATACACAATATGAATATAGTATATCTTCACATGAAGGATTATATCTTGTTGAAAATGATGTTATTAGAGTAGAAACTGCTGACCCTAAGTTTAGTGGTAATTATAGAGTTCGTGGTAAAAAAATAGCGTTTGGTCCTAACTCATTTACAGTAGGATTAAATATAAATAAAAAACCCCCAACCTTAGTTGAGTTTATAGCACAACAAGATAATTAAGGAGTATTCATATTTGGTGGACCACGTGGGTTACCAACGACACCATCATCTCTTCCATATGTAGGACAATAGTCTCCTGCTATACCACTACCACCAGAAGTTTCTGTTCCGCCGGGATTCATTGTTCTAACTGGTACGGTACCTGCTGGCTGCATACCTCCGAACTCACCATCACCTACTTTAACTACAGAATCTATTCTACCTTCTGATGTCAGTCCTGCATCACGGCCCATTTTACGACCGTAACCTGTAATATCTTTTTCGAATTCCATATTTAATCTATGTAGAAGCTACAAAGACCTCCACATCAACAGCGTTTGAAGCTGGGTCTACTATTACCTTTACTAGATTTTCTAATGTAGGGAAAGTAGGGGCTGTAGAATCATCGTCTGCTATTGCTAAAAGTGCAGTAGGACCAAAAATGTGACTTTCAGCTGCTCCTAGATTTATTGTGAATACAGTGTTTGTTGTTACATATCCTACTTTTACTGCGTTGGTATCATCTTTATTGGTTATTCTAAGATATTTTACATCATCTACATCTAAGTCACCCGGTAAAACATTAACAGCACTAGCAAATTGAAGTACTGTAGTGTCAACGCCAGCAGGACATGTCACTATTCTTTTTAATAATTCTGTAACATTAGTTATTGTTCTGTAATTTACAGCTCCATTGTCACTACCGTTTATATTTATTTCTTCTTTAACTGTTAGAGTTAATGTTGCTGGGGTTATACTCGTTGCCATATTTCATCCTAAATTTCACATTTATCACCAACACAAGCATACTCAGATTTACCTTGAGTATTGTCTTGAGTCTCGTATTGGGACAATTGCTTATAATCAATTACGGGCTGAGCCTTTATAAGCCTTTCGTAGGTTCTGTGGTCAATTTCCTCATATGGAGCTAATTCATACTTTCCGCCCGAGTATGGCAGAAAAGACACTCCATTTATTATATCCCAGTTTTGGTACACCCAATTACCTACCTCAAACCATTCATCATCTCTAACATATACAGTCATACTAGCATTGTGTTCACACCAATTATGTTGTAGGTTCTTATAATGTTTCAACTGGTCTAGTGCTGTTACATCACTTCTAGTTATACACCCGTCAGGTGATTTGACTGGAAATTCTAATACCCATGTACTAGCATCTTCCTTAGTTTGACCATTTTCTGGACTACATTTTACACCAGAATCTTTCATTAAATTAAATAATGGGTCACGAGCTGCTATTCTGTAACGACGGATGTAGTATTGAGAATATCTAGGGTGAACTCCAGACGCTGAGTCTACAAGCTGTGAAACTGTGCCCGATGGCTTTACACAAGTAGTTGCTGCTGGCATTTTAGTTCCTAATATACCTGATGCTTTGCGAGATATACGCAAAACACGGCTTTTAAGGGCTTTTAAAGCCTCCGATGTCAATATGGAAGGGTTATCCATCTGACCAGTTAAACTAACGCCTAGAAGCGCTTCTACGTCACAATTCTTTTTCCACTCTTTTCTGAGGTATGGAAAATCTGTGAACGAACTTTGTATAACACCAAGCCATGTTGCAGTCTCCACCTTGTCTAACAACGTATCAAGGTTATCGTCTTCTCTTACTACTACTTCCGAAAGGTTACAAAATTGCATATCTCGTAACATTATTTCTCCACAAGGATTTGTACCTTGTATGAGTGGAGCGTAACGACGTGCAGGTGCTTTAGTTTGAGCTGAAGAAAGGTTAAATATACCTCTTTCTCCAGTACCTGATTTAGCTAATGCACCCCACTCTATAAGGAAATCAGCCGCTGAGGGCTTCTCTCTATAAATTGCACTATTATTAGCCATTGCCCTCTTAATAGGGAAAGGCCATTCTTTAGCATGTCTCATTTCTTTATCAGTTAAATCACTCAAAGATATCTGGGAGCTACGTCTTACACCCCCTACTACAACTATCTCTGCTATCTGGTTACAGATGTCATGAGCTTCTAATGTAGTTATCTTTCTACCTTGAGCGTTATGCATTGTTTCACGGATGAAATCGTGTAGTTTTACTAATGGTGCAGGACCAGACGCACGACCACCCATAGTCATAAGCCTAGCTCCTTCTCCTCTTATTTGAGAATAATCAAAATAAACATTCTGTCCTTTATATAAACTTCCCATTAATGTTTTCACTGAATCAGCCCATCCTGCTTTTGAATCATCAATAATGACTTTAGCATTACCTTGTGCTGATTTGATAGTTGGTACTTCAGGTAACTTAGATACTTCCTCTTCTTCAACTGAGAAACCAAAACCAGTTCCACACATTAAAACATATAAACATTCTGCAAATGCATCAACTGAGTTAATTTTCGCAAAGGAGCAATTGTAAATACAAGTGTTGTCTGCTTTAGCTGCTGGGCCTGCTGCCCATAAAAATCTCATAGATGGCATTACTGCGAACTCCATCATATATTTTCTTATCTTGTTAATAGTTTTATCAGGTATATCTGGTCTTTCTGAAATTATAAAACCAATAAATCTTTCTATTGTTTCAGGCCAATCTTCTCGCCTGTTATCTTCTTCTAGCCAACGTGAATACGTTCTTTTATAAATAAATTCTGCTACTTCGTTTTTAAACATTTTACCACTCCAATTGCGGTTCATTACTATAGTTTACGCTACTATAAAAGCCTTTTTCTAATTTTTAAAATCTGTCAATACGCGCCGTGCGCAAGTGCAATTCTTTTTAGAATCACACTTACAACGACTTAGTGAAGTTAATAAACTCACACCTTTACAAATAAACCTTTGTCATCGAAATATCCATGACAACCGTTCTTTATATAAATTTCCTTACCTTTGTGGTCAGGATGGGATGTTTTAGATTCATGAACTGCATATAATTTAGCCCAATAAGCTGAATCCTTTACTTCCTCTTTTACTTTTTCTTCTTTTACTTCTTTCTTAGGCTCAGCCTTTTTTGTTTCTTTAGTTTTTTTAGCCATTATTATTCCACCTTTCTTAATCTACCACCAATCATCATTCTTTTTGGTTCTTTTGGTAGTTCTTCTTTGACTTCTTCTTTGACTTCTTCTTTAACATCTTCTTTCTTAGCTGCTTTTTTAGCCATACTTACTCACCGTCCTCTTCAATCTTAGCGAATTGTTCACCAATAATTGTACTCTTGACCATTTCGGTCTCAGCCCAAGGAACTATAGTGTCCTTTAGACCTGTAATGGAATCGGTTACACCGTTCCATGCGTATCCTGCTATCGTGTTAGGGTCGTCCCCTTCCTTGATATCTGCGTTCGGGACAACAGTGTCCCAATATCCGGAAAGTCCATTAGGGGTACAAACAGTTCTAAATCCTACACATACACCAGTTGGGTCTACATTAGGGTAGACTTCGTAGCGTGCTACGTAGACATCTGCTTGACATCCTGCGTTTCCGGAAACCTTTATAGTTAATATGCTTGCCATAATATTTCACCTTTTTTTGTCTTCGCCAATATTATTTCTTACGTTTATATTTGCGTTTCGTTGCTTTCTTTTTACCTTTAGATTTGACTTTCTTTGGGAGTTTGGAGCCTTTAGGCGTCTCCTTTTCCCATTTCTTCGCCATCTTTGGTTTGTTCTTGTACATCCAAGCTCTCTGCTTCTGACTCTTGAAGGGCATCTTCTGATTCCTTTTGTAGTTTTTCTATATAAGCTTGCCAATCATGAACTAACTCTTGTTCTTCCATGAATGTATTGACAATCTCTGCATTTTTTTGTAATGCTTCTTGCATTTGCATTGCTTGTTGTTCTGTCGCAGATAGTCTTTCACCCAATTGTCTGGTTTGTCCGACTAACCAATTCAAGTTCTCACTTGTTTGAGCAGGTCCTTGACTTCTATCAAAATCCTTAACCCAAGCTTCGACATCGTTCATACGTTTCTCTAGTCTTTTTAATGTTGCCATTTTTCTTTACTCCTATGCACAGCTACATTTGTCTGTACATATTTTCATTTGTATTAACTTATCCTTTGAATACCTATTTAAAGCTTTCTCTCTCATATTTTGTATGATATGACCAGCTTTCTTAGGGTCATCAGTATACCAACCCCAGTCTCGACCGGGCTCGTTATAGATACTTTCAAATACAAAGTGAATGTCAGGGTTGGAGTATCCTGCGTTGATTAACTCCATACCAATTATTTTATTTTCTTCGTGGCTGCTATGTCCACGCTCTATATTACGCTCTATAAGCTCTGTTATGCACCCCCTTAAGGGCATTATATAGTCATTCACTATAGAGCCACTGTGCTTAGTAGAGCTTATTGCTGTATTATTTATCTTATCTAAGAGCTTATTAATGCTTAGAGATACATTATGCTTTATACCTTGTTCGTTACACATAAACTCCACAAAGTTTCTAAAAGCCTTTTTACTCTTAGTTGATTCAAACTCCTCAGTTCGAGGTCCATCCATAGCCATTGCGTACAATTCTTCTATAGATAGTTTCATTATTTCTTCTACACTAAACTGTGTACACCATACACCTGTGGGAGTTCCCTCAATTTTAGATATGTATTGTGTGTTAGGTATCCTTCTTAAGCATGCAACGCTGTTGTTGATACAAGCTTGGTCTAATGTTTTAAGTTTATAGGTTTCTTTTAAGTATGTTAAGTAATTTCTTAACATGTCTCTTTTCATAGTATCCAATAAGTCCACGTGGGAGAACAGGTCTATATTCATTTGAAAACCCTTCCCCCCTGTAAGATATATCCTTGGGATTATCTCTCTCGGCTTGCAGTATTGTCTTATAAATTTTCTTACGTCTCTTAGGCATTTGTTTACATCCTTTTCATCATCAAAGTCAAACCATATAGTATTTAACACTGCTGAATCATAATTTGTTTTTCCTTCTGTTCTATCTGTAGTATCGTCAAAAACAAATACACTAGTATAACAGTTCTTTTTACCATTGAATTCAGCTATCTTATCTTCTAGCTGTTCAACGTTATAGCATCTAGCTATTCTGGCTGGGATTCCGAATTCTCTGAAGTACATGGTTCAAGTATCTCTATTGTTTGGCACCAATCTTTAGGTATCGCAAGGATATCTATACCATCGGTGTCAGACCAATGCTGTAGTAGTATTAAAGCTTTTGGGTCATCTATTATTATTTCACCAATGGTCTCACAAACTGCTAAATGTTTTTCTGGATTTTTAGCATTGATAGTGTGAACTTTAATTTGTTGAGCTGCGTCTAACCAAGTTACCTTAGCTAAAGGTCCTACTGCACCTATTCCTGCGTGATGGCCCATTTTTTATAATCCTCAAATAATCCTGCAACAATATTTAAATCAATATCATGTTGATAATATTTTGCATTAGGTGGTGTTTCGGATACCATTACAGGGTTGTATGGTTTTTCAAACAATACTCTGTCGTATGGTATCTGGTTATCTGCTAACCATTCTTTGGTGGCCATAACCCAATCTAACGAGTTAGGTCTTTTACACCATATAGTTATTTGATGGTCATTCTTTTTTAACCACAACATAAAATCTTTGACATTAGCCAAAGGGCGTGCTCTTTCTACTTCAATGTAGTCTTTACATGGAGTACAAATTACTCCATCCATTCCAAATACTAGATTCATTTCAATTCCTCATTTATTTTAGATACCCAGTCAATCCATTTCTTACCTATAACTTCCCAGCTATAGTATTTTTTAGCATGTAATCTACCTGCCTTTCCTGCTGCTATTCTTTTATCTGGGTTATTAAAATAATAGTCAAGCGCTTCACATATAGCATTTTCCGAGGCTATGGCTCGTTGTGGGGCTGCTCTTGCAGGTGTGTCCCACCACATATCTTTATAAGGTATTAATATACCTCTTTCGCAAATGTCTGATTCTTCTAAGTAATCTCTCCCATTAGGACCAGCATCATTTTGCTGACCACCTAAAGGAAACATAGGTACTTCTTCATTCTCAGCATCTTCACTTTTAACTAGTTCGTATCCTGTAGTATAGTTAGTTACACATATAGGAACTCCACATGACATAGCTTCTAACGTAGGTATACCAAATCCTTCACCGGCAGTAGGTAAAACAAATACATCCATACAATTATATAAATTAGCCATATCTTCCTCAGTGATTGCTTGTCCCATATCTAAAGTACCCATGAGAGGAGGTAGTAGGTATTCTTCCAAACCATATTGTGCAGCAAAGTCTGGGAATTTCCACCCCATAGCATCATTCCAATCCATATGTAATATTAATTTAGTTTCATCAGATGTTAGTTTGTTCTTCTGTACAAACTGAGCATATCCTTTTATTAACCGAGGTATATTTTTTCTATGTTGGTTTCTTGCTACACAACCTACTATAAATGCATTAGGTTTATCCATATCTTTACCATACTTAGGTTTCATTATAGGTTTAAATAATTTAGTATCTACTCCATGAGGGATGTAAGTTGTATCATAACCAAAATCTTTCTTTAAACCTTGTTGACCGTACTTAGACATAGCTACACCATAATCTATAGACTTCAACTGGTCACCCCATGCTGGTATGGATGGTTCTCCATCATAAGGAATAATACAAGCTAACTTCCATGGAGGACCTCTAGCCATATCTTTATATGCTCTATTTAAGAGTTCTGTTCTTTCTTTTCTACTCAATATAACACCTTTATCATTGTACATTGGTAGTTGTACATGAGTCGGGTTTTTAGCATCAGTCATGTGTTTAAACATTTGAAAGTCTAAATGTCCTAAAATTAAATCTGGTCTAAAACCTTTTATCCATTGTGGGAAAGATTTTTCTCCAAATTTTTCTTGACCCGGAGCTATGATTGGTAAATTTTCAAATGTAACTACTTTCTCAGTTTGTCCTAAAGGCCAAGGAGTTTGCCATTTACTATGTACTGGGTTTTGACATCCCCCATATCCTATATGGTGACCTTCATTATGTAATATAGCTGCTATATTTTTAGTGTTGGTTCCAAACCCTGTTGGTGCCCATGGGCTATCAGACACTGGCATTATTCTCAACTTACCTTTTTTGGGTGTATCAAAGTCCATGTCTCCTAATCTTTTACCTACTGTATTCTCGTTATTACTTGCGAAATCCATATGTACCTCTCTGTTTTATTGCTTTATAGCTATAATATCTTTTTTATTAACAATAACGGTACCCTTTTCACCGGTTAGATAGACAAAATTATCATCATCATTCGTTATCATTCCTCTTCCTACTTTCGTTCTTTCTTCTTCTCGCCAAACCACTTTGACTTCTGCGTCTGTCAAAAATGCAGACAAAGGTTTACTTTCTTTTTCATCCATTATATCACTTCCCCCGAAGGGTAGGAGCAGCAAACGTGCTGTCCTTATTATTTATTACACTCCATAGTATTTAAAGATTTGCCCTAATATATGATATTACTTCTCTGAACTTATCCTCATCGTACTTACTTCTCCCCACGTTAGATATACGAGAACATATTACAATATTATCTTTAGTATAATCTTCTCCGCACTTAATTCTATCTACACTGAGAGCGAGTGGGTGCCAAGATACGTTAGTCCATTCTGGGTCCAATGGTATATCTAACCAATAACATTTACCACCTTGTTTATTATAGAAAATATCTTCTAAATCCTCTGCATCAAAGTCTACCTTTTTAGGTATATAATTGGGTTTTAATTTCTTTTGCCCTGCATAACCTTTAGGACCATAGTCAGCACTCTTCTTGACATTATAATATAATCTTCCAAATGGGTTACTATATTTTCTTGCTCCCATTATACCCACTCCGCTAATGTTTGTTGACTTTTATCCAAGAGGGTAATAGGTGGTTTCTTTTTAACCTTATCCTTTAGATTAAATTTTATCAATAGATTACTGATAGTATCCCAGTAATATGTTATGTCTATTTCTTCTATGGATGTAATAGTTTCTTTAAGTTTATATCCTTCCTTAGTCTTAGCATAAAAGTAAGTAGTACCAACTGAGGGGTCTATACCTATTTCTTTGCCTAGGTTAGATAATGTTACCGTCAAATCAGTATCTGATTTATATTCATCATACCCTCGGTTCATGCTTCTACGCATAATAAAGTCGTCTAACACATACTCATCAAGATTATATAACTTATCGACAAAAGAACTTGTAACGGTGTTATTTAACCGAGCGTCAGATAATTTATCTAACACCTTATTATAGAATTTAGAGCGGCTCTTTGATTTAAATGTGCTTCCATGCTTCGTAACACTACCATCCAAGTTACGCAATATATAATTACCAACTTGAATCCATACACCCTCATCATACTCATCCTTATCCATATCGATATGAACTGATTCACATTGACCGTTGAGTTTATATTCTAATAATTTACGCAATCTATTAGTTAACCATTGTTCGTCAACATCCACATTAGTATTAATCCCATCTGTATGTACATATACCACAGCATCTTCTCCATATCTGCCACGGATGATATCGACGGCCGAAAGGATGAGGAACCGCGCCATCGCGGTGATAGTAATACCCACAGCCATATCACCGTAAGTAATGTAAGGATTAGCGTTTGCACCATAGAAAGTATTCACCATTATTTTAAGAGCATCGGACTTACTCTTGTCCTCTTTAGTCTTACCAGCCTTATAAGGTTTTCGCATCTCTTTAAATGTAGAACACATATTATACAAACAACTATTCTCAGTTCTGTCAATTTTCACCATCAACCTTTTGTTAACTTTATTATCAGGAACATAGAGGATTCCATCCTTAAACTCTATATCTGGGGTATACTCATCATAGCCCACAATTCTAGTCGTATCAGGCCCTAAGTTGAGAGCCATCGCTATAGAGGGGTAATACGAACTAAAATCTATTTTAAAGTTCTTAGCTTCAAAGCCCGGTCTATACAATTGAATGTGTGCAGCTTGGTAGTTGCCCTTATCAAATCTAAAAATTTGACTATGTCGCTCTTTGTTTCTATCAAGCGCTACTATGCCCTGCTCAAATAGAGCCCTGCCCTGTAGAATTTTCGTAATGTAGCTACTGGGGGCGTTTATATAGGTCGCTAAGGGGACACAGAGAACCTCTGCTACGTATTGTATTTGTGGAAAGTAGTGGTTATACATAAACATTGTGCAGTCCACATCAGACAGAACGTAGTCTTCGATTTCTTGTAGCGAGTAGTCCATTAGGGTTTTGCTACCGAAGTCGAGCTCAATTGGATTGAGCCCAAATGCTTGAGATACCTGCTTTAGACCACGAGGCAAGCCTGACAAAGAATAGTCCAGTCGTGCCCAGCGAAGGAGGTCGAGTATAACTCGGCCACCAGCTGCCATCTTTAATTCACGTTGGTCCTTAGGGTCTTCATAGCCCCAGCTAGACCCATCTCGGTTGAGATGTTTTTTATATTGGGTTTCGTTTATATGATTATACCGAACTCTGTGTAGTATTTGTGGAATATCATAACCCACAAGATTCCACCCCGCAATAATATCAGGGTCATAGTCTTGTACAAAATTTGCGAAGTCCCATAACAGTTGTTTATCATCTTGATTCTCATTATCCCATAGGAAGACTTTGCGCTCTCCGGTGGAACAGACAATGCCGATTGCTACGACAGGATATTTCTCTCCAAAAGGAAAGGTCCCATCGGGGGAGTGTGTTTCTATATCAAACACAAGGCATTTAACTTCTTTGTCGTTAGGGTAATCAGCAAAGAACTTAGGATGTTCTATGCATAACCTTTCGAGTAAAGTTTCTCTTCCACCATCAAAGAGTGCGTGAGTAGGAATATGGTCCCTACCCGGTGTATATTCGTGCTTCTTTAGGTTGACAGTTTTATCAGAGCCTATAAGCTTCTTAGTCTCCCCTAAGTCATCCTCAGTATAGAAGTATGGTGTAAACGGAGACTTAACAGCCTCAGCTTGACCATTCCTATACATCTTGACCATCAAAGAATTATCTTTAAGGTTTATTGTGCGTTTGTTTATACTAGCAATAAGGGGAACTTTCATTCCACCCTCTTGATTTCATCTTCTTTTTTTATTTCCCACATCTTAATAAGAGAGTTAGCATCTTGTATAGCTTTACCCCATGCTCGATGTATTCGTGCAGCTGTATCATCGTCTCCTTTTATCTCAGGTTCTAAATGAGCTGACATATCATAGTGGTAATCACTACACAATTTTAACATTTCAATCCACTGCTGTCTTTCGTCATCTGTGTTGACTGTGAGTTTTTTAATATCTACAGTCATTAGTTCTCCTGATGGTAAGCTTCCATGTCTTCCTTAGACATTCTATTAAATAATTTATCCATATTATTTACCATCAACTCGGATAACTTTATATTATATACGTCACACAATCGTGTAAGATACCATAAAACGTCACCTAGTTCATCTATGATTAACTCTGTATTGTCTATTCTATCTCTTATCTCTTTTTTAAATGCTCCACCAACTTCACCGGCTTCATTCATTAAACCTATCATTAGGTATTCTTTTTCTCTACGTTTAGGATACTTCGCAGTTTTGCGAGTAAAATCCGTGTAGGTAGTTTCTATTCCTTTTACCATATGTTTAACTCCTCTGGTATTTTTGAGAGAATATTCTTTCTCTCAGTAGGGAGATAGCGGTATACTAAGTCTGCCTTTTGGTCGCTTTGTATGACCCACGGTTTAACTATAATTAAATCGTTCTCTCTACACCACATTCTTTTCTTCAGTTTACCACCGATTCTAATCATGCGGGTTTTATTATCAGCACAGAGGGCTCTCATTCTAGAGCCACCTGTCATCTCAACTACAACAGCGAACATCTCATCTCGCTTAGGTAGTCTACTTCTTTTGAAAGTGTTCGTAGACTGTTTGGACTTCTTCGTCATTGTAATCTCCTTCTGCGTTTAATAGAAAAGACTCATAGTCTTTAATCTTTGCATCTTTTGCGGTCTTGAATATTTTGTCATAATCTGCTGACTCTACTTCTACCGCACTCTTTGCTCTCTCACCCAGTTCAATATTGTTCCCAGTAAACGGGTCAACAATCTTAATACTGCTACAATTGCTCCTAATGTATTCATCAGATACTTCAGACCAATTCTCTCTAACAAACTCTTTTGTTTCTTCAATTAAATCACTCCAATTTATTTTTGATACTGGTTCATTGATAAGAGGACTCTTGAAATATAAAGTTCTCTTACCATCATCTTCACTTTCTAAGAAACCAGTCATTAACAATCCTGTTATTACTGGTCTCAGTTTGGTAAAGGGTAAACCTGCTGCTTTTGCAGCTTTTTTCATCTCTCCTTCAGACATCTTGACAGTGTCACTATCAGCGAAACCAAACTTATCTAACCTTGTGTCTGGAAATAATTTCAATATGTCAGTTCCATGACTTGGCATATGTAAACACTCTTCAACAAATGAGTTGAGATATATTCTCAGTCCAAGCCAGTTGTGTTTGGGTGACACTAAACCATAGGTTACACCATCTTTCTCTACTTTAGTTATTTCATTAGGATAAAATCTAGCTATTGCGTTGATTAACCTTAATAAATATTGAACCTTTGAACGAGATACGGGAAAGGCTGATGGTATAGCATCAAATAAGAATGGTGCACATGGGTTTTTTAACTCAGTTGCATCATCATCATCCCTTTCTCTAATAGCATCAAGAATATGTTCTTTCAACCCTTCTATTTCTTCATCACTCATAGAAGACATAGTTGTCTTTGGTAATGCTGAGTGCATTAGTTTATGTTTCAAGACTAGTTCTGTCTGCTTAACAGTTGGGTTAGTATGCATTATCATACATCTACGTTCTAACTCTGCATCAAACATAGCTGAACCTTTGTCGTTCTCTACTGCAACTGCCATCAAAACATATTTAGGTTCTAACCATTGTGTGACTGAAGCTTTGATTGTTACATCTGTTTTCTTTCTGGTAGCTGTCCTACCGTCTGCCCAAGTCTTAATTATTTCCATTACACCCTCAGGTATCTTCTGTGCCTCCGGTATAGCTACAAATCTAGCATTGTTAATGGCTTCTTCATCATACCATATAGCTGTCTCAGACATATGTTCAACAGTATATATGTATTTATCAGGTAATAAGTTACCTATCGCTTCCATCAACACAGTCTTACCTGTTCCACTATATGCTTTGATACAGAAATTAGTATCAGATAGTAAATAAGATAGGCTAGTAGTTAATGCTAATGCATCTTCTCCCAATATAGGAAATAATGTTCCATCCTTCTTTTTTGCGTTGTGGAAATACCTCAACAAATCATATATTTCAAGTCTTTTCATAATGTTCCTCTTCTTTTCTTAGTCTTTTCCAAAGAAAATATGCAAGGGCTACAATAGGCCCATCTAATATAAATATTATTGTTAAATAGTCTATTAAATCCATACTTCCCTCGCATTTACTAGATTGAGTATGTTGTGTTCACATAACTTGACTGCATACTTTTTAAGTTCCTTTTCTTCGATAGCTGGAAACCTATCCTTTAATAATAAAAATAAATCTATCATTGTAATTGGTTGTCCGTCTTTGTCCTTTAGGAATTCAGCTACCTCTTCTGGTATAACCCATCTATATTTTTGTTCCTCACTGTTGGTTAAGTTAGGTCTAAACTTTTCCTCTACAAACATTTCATTGTCAGTTTTCTTTACAATATATCCATTAGTTTCTCTACCGAACGTAGTTGTAACCTTACCTTTCTCAAATTCAAAAACGAGGTCAGTAGGGTTTATTCCCTCTTCAATAAGCTGAGAGAATATTTTCTGGCACTCAGTATGAGAAGCGATAGTAAGTGTTAGGTGCTTCACTTCTTTCATTTCACTGATATATATTCCGTAAGTAAATTCATTAATCTTAGGTGTTCCATTCTTACAGAAGACACATTCTGCTTCTTTTGCCCAACACTTATTGCGTTTCTTTGTAGTAGGATTCCAATGTTTAACTCTATGTATAGGGGCTATAAAGGCAAACTGTCCCAAAGCTTTCATTGAGTCTAATAACCACACTCTCGAACTTCGGGGCGATTGTATCCAATCTTTGTATTCACTCATTCTATTTCTACTTTCTTAGCTGATGTCTTTTCTTTCTTTTCGATGGTCATATCGAGAATACCATTGACCATAGTTGCTTTGACTGACTCTGGGTCTACTTCATAATTGAATGTTCTATCCCATGAAAAGTTCTTTCTATCAGACTTAGCGTTGATTGTAACAGTTCTGTTACTAACTTCTATATCAACTTGGTCTTTATCTACTCCAGCTAACTCAGCTGTAATAGTTATAGTTCCATTCTCTTCGTTCATTTGAACATCGTTTCTATGTTGGTAACGTGGTGTGTTAGGAACCATCTCAATTTGGTCGAGTAAGTCCTGCCACATTTCCATCATATCTCTAGTTCTTCTGTCCCACATACTCAGTCCTCCACTGTTGGGGTTGATGTTCCATCAGTTCTCTTCATTAATCTGAAGTATGGTTTGTTGGAACCTTCTTTCCAATAGGTGTTTCTGAACATAACGTATTCGTCTCCTCCCTCAGATTTACCTGAGTAGTATACGTTTCCGTTCTTATCTGTGTTCCGGAACAATCCGGCTTGTAGTTCTAAGCTAGTTTTTTCTGCCATATTTCTTTCCTCCTTTTTTATCCATGCATGTTGGTTGAGGATTGCATAGGTATCCCCTTGACATCAATCTCTAATAGTTTTTCACCATATGCTGAGATTAGTTTGTCTAATGTTTCACTAAAGAATTTTTCTACATCAACATCTGATGTAGGATTTATCTCTAATTGAAATGTCCCGATGCGTAAAAGATGTGTCATCTTAGCGGCATCCATCTTAGCTGACATCAAATCAGCCGCCATATCAATATGCATTGGTGGTTCAGAAGATGAATCTGTCATCGATGACCTCCAACTTAATTAATATTTTTCTTAGGTTCTTTATCATTCCTTGTGTCTCTCCGATTTTGTTTTCCAAATCATCAAAACGCTGAGACATCTTATCAATACGGGCTAAGATATCCTCCACGTTCTGAACAAAGGGAAACCAATCAGTTTCGTTTTGATACTTTTCGTTTCTTTTGCGAATCTCTTCCGCCCATCTTGTGTGGTGGTTTACTTCCGCCTTTCTGTCTTCTTCTATTGTCATTCTTTTGATTCCTTTTTAGTTGTTTCATGAGTATTTTGTTCTTACGTGGGTTCACATGATAACCCTGTCCTGTCCAACCGTCGACGTAATATCGAACGTATCCCATCCAATAGTCACGACAGTTTTCCTCAGTTGGTTCTAATCCTCTCATTATACATTTCTCTTTGAGGCGTTGAACCATCTTATTTGTTTTACCCTTAGCCCATATACGGTCAAAGGCTTCCCATCTCTCATTCATATCTGACCTCCAATAACTGTATAGCATTGTTGACAGTATGGGTTGCCGTTTATATCTCTATACCTGATATACTTAGGGTGTAAATTGCATTTACACAAACCACACTGCATCATCCGAACATACTTCCTGTATATGAATCATGCTGAGGTGGTTGTGGTGCTTGTGGTGAGAAAACGTCTGGTGCATTCTCTTTAGCTGATTTAACCATCAACTCTAATACCTTGACGTAAGCTAAGATGGCCATCTCTTGCCATTTTTCTAATTGGTATGTCTTAGATATTTTTTCTAAGTCTACACCTATCTTTAAAATGTCTATAGAGTCCATCGCCTTGACTAATATTTCCCATTGAAGTTGTTCTTCATCAGTCATAAGTTTAGCTACATTCAGTCCTTGCTTCTCATCTTTGGCGGCTTTCAAAAAGCCTTCTAATAGTTTATTCATTTTACTCCGACACTACCAATCTATCTAATCTATAAGAACGTGGTCTTTGTGTAAACTGAGAAGTATACTGTTTTAAGTTATACCTATTATCTTTACCCACAACATAGAAGTGTCCTTTGGAAGATATATGTATATCTTCGGGTAAGATTTTCCTTACAGACTCAGAGTCTCTTTCATGTTTCCATGAATTAAACTCGAATTGAGTTCTGTTGACAGGGTTGTATCTGATACTTACCTGCTTGTGCTTTCCTGTCTTCTGATAGTGCTTGACAGCATCCATCAAAAGATTGATTTGTTGATTTCTATCCATTTTAATCACCTTGTTGAATCTCCATAACTACTGAGTATATAAAGCTTTCGCTATCCATACTGAGAGTTGTAAACTGAGAACCTTTATCTGGTCTCTTATAGGAATTTCTAATGGGATTATATCCATTATTCCTTGTAGGGTGTGCAGTGAACACACCTCTTTTTGCCATCATATGTCCATACGAAAGCGTTTCTTAAACATCTGTTGCATTCTGTCATACTTATTTAAACCACAAATAATATGCGATTACCCCTAAACACAATAGATTACCGATTGTATATAAAATTATTGTCTTCATATTTATATCATTTTTCTTTTTTGGTATCTTCTTAGTTGTTTTTACTGTGAAATGAGGTATTGCTCCCCAACACTCGTCGCATAAGTATGCTTTGAGATGTGGTTCTTCACTTGTATAATGAGTGTGACATCTATTACAGTTATGCCACATCACTTTGTAATAATTAGGCTTCACTTACTTTCTTAGCTACAGCCATGTATTTTTCTACAGCCATAAGGATAGGTGGTTGTAACTCTTTTGGTATATAATCTATCCCATCCATGCCGTTGTCTAAATCTTGATAAAAGATTTCTAAGTATGCACTAAAGTTATCTGTGATGTAGTGATAACCATTAGCAACATCTTCATCATAATCTCTTATAAAGTTAATAACTTGAAATGCTCTACCCAATGCTCTGGCGTGTATCTCACAGCGTGGGTGACATCCTAATATCTTTGACATCATCATACCAACTGACTCAGCTGAGCCTTTACAGTAATCTAACATAGATACAATGGTGTGCTCTTTCTTTATCATATCTTGATACATACTTATGTGAAAGTCTGAGAGCCATTCACCTTCGAACTGATACTTGTCACTCACTTCGTAGAATTGTTCTATAACTTCTCTCCAATGTTTGAAATCATGTAGAGTCTTCTCTCCTTCAACCATCTCATCACATACTCTAAGGTATGCATATAGTTTGTATATATCTTCTTTGATATCATCTGGCCACGCACTCATACACTCAAAGAATGTAGTGCTGTATTCTTCCATTATCTCTTTCATAGTTTCATTTCTCTGTATTTATCATCTGATAAGAAGCCTGTAAGAGTTCCTCTACCAGCTATGTTACGTCGCATGTATCTGAGAAAATCTATTGTTACTCTCAACGCATCGTTATCTACTTCTTCGTTTAGGAATTCTAATTCATTTATCATATCTTCAATTACTATCATTTCTTTTTTATCCTTACCTTTTTCACTACCTTTCTTTCTATTATTTTATTAAAGTCTACAAACTGACCACCTTTCTCTGCTGAGGGTGGTAGCGTATAACCTTCGTATGGTATCTTTGTTGCTCTCTTTTTCATATTGCTTCTTCGTATAATTTTTGTAGGTTCCATCTTAACGGTGCTTTAAGTCTCTCAACTATGTAAGCGTGTTCTTCGAACCATGCCCACTTTACTGATTTCTTATCATATGCCTTACTATATAAATATTTCGCTTGTGCAGGGGTGATTGCATAGCATTTCTTATTACGATATTCCTCTCTTCGTATTAAAATAAAACTCATCCCACCAGCTCTTGTTAACCTTTCACCTTGTCTTATTTGGTGTTTAGCGATAGCAGGATTATTACCATAATATAAAGGAAAAGAAGTAAGATTGCGAGAAGTTTTAGCCTCGAGCATAATTGGTCTCCCTCTATACACTGTAAAAAAATCAGCGGGTTGCTTCTCTGCAACAGCAATCTTAACAAACCTATTAATATCATTAGTATCTTGAATCCTAAACCACCATATATGACGGCTTCCTTTCAAACTTCTTCTGATTTCATTTTCAAAGTTCTTTCCTGTATCTTTTCTTCCCATTTTAATCCTCATTGAGCAATTATAGTGGTAAATATAGAGCTACTTATTGCATTATTAATCATGCTCTACATACCATGCTATATTATATCACCCCTTAGTGATATATAAAGCTTTGCTAAATAGAGCTTAATGCTATACTGTCTTCATAGAGCATAATAAACAACGCCCTTGCATCAGTCCATCCTCTGCTATTGAAATGCGTTTACCGCATTTATTACACTCAGTCCATGCTAATGACATTAATATTCTGGTGGGTGTATTTGTTCCAACCCACAGTAGGGGCATGTAACTTGTTTAAGTGGAGGTATATCGTAAAGATTCTCCCTACACTTTTTGTTTAGACACTTCATTCCTTAGTCATACCTCTTTGTCTGTTCATCTCATCACGTAACATTCCTTTGGTATATTCTTCTTCCTCAGCGTCAATCTCTAAGTTTTCCTCAGCTCGTGCATAAAGCATCTCCCTGACCATCTTAATCGATTGCTTCAAAGATTCATTGTCTGTAATCTCAGCAACGTAGAAGTCTAAGTCATCCAACATACTTCGTGCAACCTGAGGACTACACCAATCTAAAATGATTTTCATTATGTGAACTGCTTCGGGTGTAGATGTGACCATTATTCCTCCATCCCTTCCATTGGGTCATACAGTCCAATCTCAATCATCTTTGCTACAAATGCATCTTGATGTTTCAAAGGTAATTCCATATTTATGATGTCACAAATCTCGAAGAGGTAATCCTCTAAGTTCTTTTCAGTCAACTGTGCACCAGCTAACATCTCTTTTAGTTCCATGTTCTCTTGTTCTAAGTTCATTTTTTCTTTGCTCCATACTTACGTGGTCTAATCATAAGTTTCTTAGTTCGATTCATACCGAACATTTTATCTAACCATACTAATAATTCTCTAATCATTCTTTCTCCGTTGGCCAATAGTATTCATACTCGTTTATGATTGTGAGGTCCGTTTGTGCATCAGTATCGAAGTGCTGTTTATAAAAGTCGTAATCCTTACGAAGTAGGTTCATTCGATGTGACTTATGCAGTTCCGGATAGCCTAACCATTGAGGGTATACTATTGGCCCTTCTATCTCATATAGTTGCATTGTGTTGTTGTATCCACGTGCAACCCACTCTTCTATCATTACGTTAGTGTAATGTTTCAAAGCGTTTTCATAACCAACCCACATCAAACGTGCAGGGTGGTTGAGCCAACCTTTCTTATCATAGTCTGGACTGAGAGAGTTGATGAGCTGAAGGCCCTCTACTCTTTGCTTACCGAGACGACGATAGTCAAGGATTTTGGCTGATGTTCTAAAATTTTTTGTTGGTAAAAATGTTTGCATATTATCATTTCCATTTGATTATGTTTCAATATATTTGAAATATCTATATAAAGGTTTGGGTGCAACGAAGAGAGAACGGCTTCTCAGTAAGAGTCGTGTAGCTTCGCACATGAAACTATCGTGCTCTTTCTTTTCATATACCTACTGATGACTCTAATAAATCTTTCAGCATTCCAAACTCATCTGACATAACTGTCACGATAGATTTACAGGGGTATACTGAGGTATGCTTGACATATACTCGTCGCCATAATGATTAGGCTAAACGATATATTTGGTTCCTTTGTATTCAGCTATCACCATACCGATAGCTACCTCTCTGTTCATACTGTCCTACTACAGTAGCATTACGATTAAATCGGGCTGTGCGTGGCCTGATGAACAAACTGAAATTCAAAATTCAAGTCTTCGTTGCGATTTGGCGGATGCTGAGCCGACCGACAGATGACTCAGCACCTGTCGCCTCAACCGAATAGTATAAGCATCACCATCCATATCATTATAAAGAAAGCGAATAGCATATACCACTCAGCTTCATTAACAT